TTTATCTTAGCTTTTAAAACTTTAATATCTTCCTGAAGCCTAACCGCGTCAATCGGTTCATCGGATAAAGTCATATCTATACTGCGTTTTAAATTTCCCCACTCGTCCCTTTTGGCGAGAGCTTCTTCATACTCTTCCACACTTTCTTTAATTTGTGCAATTTCCTCTTTTGCACTCTCTCTGCTTTGTGTCATTTTGCGAGCACTATTTGATGACGCCCTTATCATCTGATCCACAAATTCAAGAGATACAGGCTGGGAACAAGTCGGACACTCTGCGCCAATTCCACTAATTGAGTCGATTGTGGCTTCACATTGTCGTATTGCAAAGTTGTATTCCCCGATTTTTCTACTAAGATCATCCCACTTCATCTTTTCGGGTATTGATATATTTGTGATATCCCGAATTTTGATCTGTCCCAACAGTTTCTTTTTCAACTGGTTTTCTGAGATTTTTCTATTCGTGGACAAGATATTTTCAAATTCTACTAATAAAGACCGTAATGCCTTCTCATCTTCGTCCGACGAAATTTCCAATTTTTTCATCGGAAGTATGTTACTACTATCGAGTTTGTTATTTCGAAGCCAATTTTCTATTGACTGCACTTTACCTCTCGACGTTAAAACGGAATGGTTTATTACTTTTGCGCCTTTCTTAAATATTTCATGAAAATCCAAATATCTTTCAAGAGCAAATAGGTCGATGAGAAACTTCTTTCGTGTCGCGTCTGTGGCAGTCAAAAATTGTAAACTAGCATTGGTGTTCTGATATACTAACTGACTAAACGTTTTAAAATCCAAACCTAGAACACCTTCAACGGTTTTGTACGTATTAGTCGCAGTATGAGAAGAGATGTCCTTGCCATTTTTCAACAAGTTTACCTTAATCACACCGCGACTTCTACGGACTTTAATTTTATACTTTTCGTCTTCGACTGCAAAGTTGAGGGAAATGTTATATCCTCGATTATAATATCGGTTCTGTATATCCGCTTTCTTAATCCCTTTTGAATTTTTATTAAATAAAACTTCTTCAAGTATCAACGGAATACTAGACTTACCAACACCATTAGTACCGATAAGTTGTGTCAAATTACTACTAGTTAAGTTTAAACTATTGTTTCTACTATAACTAAAGCAGTCATCCCACCGCAATGTCCCGAGAGTAATCATGATATACTCCTAAAATCTCCTTAACTTGTTCATCTTCTAACTCTAAAATATAACTAAGATATTCTATCAATTCTTCTTCGATAGTCATATCTTGTGTTAGAATCAAAGCAGCTTCGGTTTTGCGTCTTACTATCTTCTTATCCAATAGTTCGGTATTTTTAACTCCTGCTAAATCTGTTACATTTCCCTCAATTTCATAAATCGTATGGTCATAATCCGTTGGAATCATATCCTTTGGATCTTGTATTGTCTTCCTCACTAATTGTGGAAGTTTGAAAGCGTTCCACTTCCAGTTCCACGAGCTTGTGTCGATTAACAAGTAACCTGTTTGTATTTTTGTTCTATGAAACTGCGTAGCCATAGGACTTCCGGGATATACAATATTTAATTGTGTGTTGGAATGGCTATGTAAATCTCCTGCGAATACGATTGGAAAAGGTGCAAACCTTCTTAAATCGACTTCAGGATTTACGTGTGGAGGTATCGCTCCCCTTACGTGAGTAAATAGCGGTTGCCTTATATTATATTGTTTACTGTGCCACTTCCTATGTAGCTCACAATAGGGAAGGATACCAAATTGATCCGTAGTGTATTTTTCGTCAATTATCTCCACCAACGAATTTAATTCCGTTGTGGCACTCTTTAACTGTGTGAAAAATGTTTTTCCCTTTCTTGTTGCTTCATGGTTTCCATCAAATATTAATGTTGGAATACCAACTCCACTTATAAACTCAAAATATAGTTCCAATTCTTCCATTGAAGGTACTCTATCAAATAAATCACCTCCAATTATATGTAAATCTGCTTCTTTTTCTAACTCTTTTAACTGTGTTATAAACAGTTTAAACCTATTACGTGCCCAAGTAACTGGAACATTTTTCTGTCCCAGCTTCAAGTGCCAGTCTGCTGTGAATAGTATGGTGTTTACCACGGTTGTTTTTTGCCGTTACCATTTTTAAATTCTTCAGCTACTTCTTTAGGTGTCTCACTTCCTAAAGAACGAATACGATCCAGTAGTTCTTTTTGTGCTTCTATGCTTGGTCGAGGAAGAACATCATCCATTGATTTTAATTCAGCGCAAGCTGTCTTTTCTTCTTCGTCTAAAGCTCTAGTTTTACATCTTAGAACTTGTAATTGGTATTCTACGTTGAACGCCATTGGACCAGTTTTAACTCTTTTAAAGTGTATGTCCCAACCAGTCTCTGGATCTGTAGGATCGCCTAAATCTTCTGCTGCTAACATTATTTGTTCCAGCAATTTTTTCTTTAAGTTTAGGACTTTTACCTGCTTATCAGCAGGATCTATGCATTGTATTGCATAAGACCAACCGCATTTCATTTCTGGATAATATGATCTTACCCAGTCTTTTTCTTTATTATCGAAGGTTTCAGTGTCTCGGTTGAAAGACAAACATTCCATAGGAATATTCTTGTTGTTTTCTCCTTTAACCCAATAAACATATCGGGGGAGGATATCGCCTATCATACGTACAATATTATCACCATCTTTATACTGAAATTGTACTATGCTTGACTTTTTTGCTTTACCTTCAAGTTTGGCAAATTGTATAGCCATTTGTTTTCTCCTTTTTTAGGGGGACTTCTCAAATCTAAAGTGTATAACTCCCTCTTTAATTTTGAGTAGCCTGTTGTTTTTTATTATGATCTCAGGCACAGGGTTGTGTAAAAGATCTAGTGTTGTTTTTCTGTTTTCGTAGTAGGAGTTCAAATTTCTATAGCTTGCTACAGCTATATATTCTGCCCATTCTCGATCAGAAAATTGTGGTCTTTTCTCGAAGATAGCTTCAGGAGTTATTAAGAAACTATTTCCAGACCAGTCTTTATTCCAATATTTATATAATGGATCGCGATAGTTTTTGGGTGTAAGACTATAAGTAAGCGTATGTACTATTAGTAATATATCAACTATATTACCTTTTGTCGATTCTAATATCTTTTTCCAATTATATCTTACCACTATTATACCAAAAATTTGACTCGGTGTCAAGTACTAAATTTTCAAAGGTGATTAATGACATATCCCTGTTTCATATAGTATCCCAACCGATTATTCGCTTGTCTGCGGGCTGTTTTACCTTTCAAATTAATATCTATTACGACTGGTTTCTTCTTACCTTCTTCTTGTCGTATTATTCTCCCGATTAGTTGTGTTAACAAAGGGTCATTATTAACGGGAGTAGCTAAAAGTAAACAGCTTAAGCAGTTTAAAGAAATACCTTCTGAGAAAATAGACTGTGTTCCATAAAGAATATCTTTATCTTTATATACTCTTTTCATCATTTCAGGTCTTTCTGTGTGAGGAACTTCTCCAGTAATTACTGTAGCGTTTTCTCCGCTTAATTCAGCACATTTTTTTAGTAATTCAACTCTGTCTGATACTACTAAAACTTTATAGCCTCTGCTAGCATAAGCGCTAGCTATCATTGCTACTGAATGTCTATATTCCTCATTGTAGGCTAGTTGATTAATCTTTCTAGCCCATGGGATGGCAGCTCCATCTAAGAATCTAATATCTGTATGTATTATATCTATGGATGGAGTCATGTAGTTTTCTTTCGGGGGAGTTAGAATATCACTACCAAAATAATCTCTAAACACTACATGTTTCTTATCTTTTCTTTCTATAGTTCCAGATAAGCCAATCTTATATTTTGCTCGGCTTTTATCTACAACTCTTGCAAAAGTTGGACTACTAACATGATGCATCTCATCTAAAATTAATAATCCGAATTCATTTATTATATCAGGAATTCTTCGGTATAAAGATTGAACATTACCAATTACTATTGGACTATCAATATTGAACTTTCCACTACCTATAATTCCAGCTTTAATACCAAATACTTTTTCTACTTCTCTTTCCCACTGTGATCTTAAAGCTAAAGTATGTACTACAACTAATGTTTTTTGTTTAAGTTTACCTGCGATTGCTAACGCAGTAAATGTCTTTCCCCAACTTACCCAAGCGTTTATTATACAATTATCTTGTACTTGGTTATAAACATCTTGCTGGCTTTCTCGTAATTTAAACTTAAATTCTGGGAACTCCATAGGAATTTCTAATCGTTTATCTACTATCTCATAGTTTGTGGGAATGAGATCAACTCTACCTACTGGCATAGTTATAAACCCTTGTCTAATAAATCCCATATTTTTAATAATCTGAGGTGGGTCCATAGGTTTATATGATGGTATTTTATATGTTAATTGTTTATCAATTATAGACTCAAGATGATCATTTACTGTCATATAAATTCTATTACTTAGTACTGCTTTCATCACTTATCCTTATAAGCTAGATAAAAGAATACTGCACACATTCCTACCAACCCACTTATGTAAATTAAATTATTCATTTAT